CCGGCCAATGTCGTCATGAACGGCGGTCTCTATTCTGCCAGCGAAATCGATGAGCACTATGAGGGCCTCGAGGGAACGCTGGCACCGCTCGGTCATCCGCAGGTAAACGGCCAGTTTGTGTCGGCCTTCTCGCCTGAAGGGCTGAATGTCGGGTTCGTCGGCGCGTGGAACCGCAACGTTAAAAAAGCCGGGAATCGTATCTACCTGGAGAAATGGGTGGATGTGAACAAGGCCAGCGAATCTGAAGGTGGCCGGGAACTCCTCGAGCGCGTGGCAGCCATTGAGCGCGGCGAGGACGTGCCGCCAATTCACACAAGTGTGGCGGTGTTTCTTGACCAGCTCGAACCCAATGAAGAACAGAAGGCGCTGGGTGCTGACTGGGTGGCAAAAATCCACGGCATGGATCACGACGCCATTCTGCTGCATGAAGTCGGCGCTGCCACACCCGAGCAGGGCGTTGGCCTGATGGTGAATGCTGATCTCGCCACACCGCTAAAAGCCAACTCCGGCGCGCTGGTGGGCGAATCTTTCCGGGAGCGTGAACAACGCCTCGACCGGGCAGCAAAAGCAAAGTTCGCTCCAGGCGAGAACGAATATGCCTGGGTGGCTGACTTCACCGAGTCGCAGGTGGTGATTATCCGCAATGGCGGCAGCGCGCAGGTTTACGGCTACACCTCTGACGGCGGAAAAATCACTTTTGACGACACCGGAACGCCGGTTGCCCGCCAGGAGTCGTGGGTCACCGTCGTGGCTAACAAAGTTAAATCCCTTTTCACACCGCAGGATAAGCCTGCAACCAACCATCAAACGGAGGGCGACATGCCTTTAACCAAAGAAGAACTGGAACAAATCGGCAGCATGATCGGCCAGGCCGTTGCGACCAACACGGAGGCGGCTATTAAGCCTCTCGCGGAAAAGGTTGATGCACTGCAGGCCAACCAGCAGCAGCTCGCTGAGACCCTGACCGCTAACTCCCGTGCCCAAGAAGCAACGAAGCGCGCGGCGGTTGCGAAAGTTCACGGCGAGATCGTTGCGAACGCGCTGTCTGGTGACGCACTGGATGCGATGTTCAAAAACCTGGGCGAAGCCGCACCGCTGGGTACTAACTCCGCACAGGCGCAAACCGAAACCGGCGCACCTGATCCGGCCACTTACTTTAAATAAGGGAAACGCCAATGCCACGTTATCGTCGCGTTAATATCGACGGGGAATCGCTCTACAAGACGGAAACCCGAAAACTTGCCGCGTCCCTGAACCCGGGGACGTTTGTTGTCATCAATGCCAGCAATCTTTTTGCACAGGCCTCTGCGCCTGTGGGACGCATGTATGTGCTGGATTGCGCTTATCACGAAGGACTGGGTATTACCGATCCAATCCCGTCCGGTCATTCGGGTGTGGGTAATTACCTGGAGGAAGGACGCGAATTCGCTGTTCGTGTCGCTGCAGGTGCCTATAAAAAAGACCAGCCAATTACGGTTGTTGCAGGTCAGGCCGCTGCCGTGCCTACCGCTGCGGGTACCTATCAGGTCATCGGTTACTGCCAGGATGACGTCACCACCACGGCGGTTGACTTCATCCGCATCCGTGCGCGCGCTTCCAGCGTGACCGTTGCTTAAGGAGAGCATCAATGTATTTTTCTGCTGAAACACTGGCGACCAACAGCCGCCTGCGCACGCACTGGAATGAGCTGTGGGCTAACCGTAACATGTGGGATGCCCAGCACCGCGCCATGATGGCGGTAAACCGTAATCTCATGACGCCTGAAATGCTGGCGGCGAATACCCTGGCCGGTGACGGTCTCGGTCGTGAATTCTGGGCTGAAATCGACCGACAGGTCATCCAGCTGCGCGATCAGGAAATCGGGATGGAAATCGTCAACGATCTGATGGGTGTACAGACGGTATTGCCGATTGGCAAGACTGCCAAGCTGTATAACGTTGTTGGTGACATCGCCGATGATGTGCAGGTTAGTCTGGACGGTCAGCCACCGTTTTCTTTTGACCACACCGAATACGGCAGCGACGGTGACCCGATCCCGGTTTACACCGCGGGCTATGGTGTGAACTGGCGTCTTGCTGCGGGCCTCAATACCGTCGGTATTGACATGGTGCTGGATTCACAGCTGGCGAAGATGCGCAAGTTCCATAAACGTCGCGTTAAAGGCTATCTCGACGGCAACCCGACCATTCAGGTCCAGAACTATCCGGCCCAGGGCATGCGCAACCATCGTAACACCGCCAAGATTAACCTCGGTTCCGGTGCTGGTGGTGTAAACATCAACCTGACGACGGCAACGCCGGCGCAGCTACTGGAGTTCTTCGGGCCAACCGGGGCATTTGGCATTACCGCTCGCGTCAACAAAGTTACTGCATACGATGTGCTGTGGCTGAGCGCTGAAATCATGGCAAACCTGTCGAAGCCTTACACCATTGAAGTTGGCAGCGGCGCGAACGCCGTTATCAGCGGCAATGTCCTGGACGCCATCCGCAAATTTATGCCGGTGAAAGATATCCGCCAGACCTATGCACTAACCGGTAATGAATTCCTGGCGTATGAACGTCGTCAGGATGTGATCACGCCGCTGGTAGGGATGGCGGTTGGGGTGGTTCCGTTGCCTCGTCCGATGCCGCAGAGCAACTATAACTTCCAGATCATGTCTGCAGAAGGTTTGCAGATTAAACGGGATGACGATGGCCTGTCTGGTGTTGTCTACGGTGCTGACCTGGACTAAGGAGAATTTATGCCGAAGTTTGAAGTCGTACGTGGCTGGCATGGCGTTAAGGTTGGGGATGTGCTGGTTCTGGATAAAGTTCATCCGGCGCTGGAATCTCATCTTCGCCTGATGCAGGGGGAAGCGGGTGGTGAACTTACCCCGGCAACTCCGGGTGCGGGCACTGATGTGAAATCCCGAAAAGAAATCATTGCTGAACGCCTGAAAGAACTGGGGATCGAGTTCAAAGGCAATCTGGGTGCGGAAAAGCTTTCGGAGCTGCTGCCGCCTGGCGAGCTTGAAAACCTGTTCCCTGCTGAATAACCGCCGCGAAAGCGGTTTTTTTATGCCCCGTTCCGGCGGGGCGTCTTTTTTCAGGAGTCTGTCATGGTCTCACAGGAACAGGCACAGCAGTACCTGACCGGGCAGGGCATCGCTTTACCCGACTTTGTGCTGGCGGCGCTGATTGACCAGGCCAACGGCATTGAGGAATGCCTGGCCCTTCATTATCCGGCATCGACAGCGCTGCTTATCCAGCTTTACCTGCTGGCGCTGATGGGGCTCGGGCAGGGTGATAAATACCTTTCCAGCCAGACTGCGCCAAACGGCGCTTCGCGTTCATTCCGGTACCAGTCATTTTCTGACCGCTGGAAAGGCGCGCTGAGCCTGCTGCGCGGGCTGGACAAACACGGTTGCGCCACAGCGCTTATTCCCCCTGACCCGACGGCTGCGCCAGCATTCGCGGGGATTTGGGTTGGTAAGGGCGGCTGCATGTGCAACGGGGGCCGGTAATGGCCTGGGTATCGGTGAAGCAGCGTCTGCCGGAGCCGTTCGTTAAGGTCTGGGTGATGACAGACAGCGGCAGGAAGGCCACCGGCTACATCAAAGGTAACGGTGAATGGTTCATCTTTTGCCGTGAGGTTGCCGCCGGGAAACCAGAAGTGATCCGCTGGGAGGAGCCATGAGCGCGACAGCGAACTGGGTATATACCAACCTCGCTACCATTTACCCGCGTACATACGATGACTGGAAAGGCACCTGGCTAACCGGCACGCCGTATCTTATCGACTGCACCTGGGAAATAAACCAGGAACAGGCGATCGATGATGCCGGTACCGAATTCACCACCAACCTGATTATCTCCACCGAGCTGAAGCACAACGGCGCAGATGTCCGTAAACCGCTGCGTAACGACTATGTCGCTGTGGGTGACACAACCGCTGAGCCAGACCCGGTAAAAGCGAAAGGTGATGTGATCCGGGCAGTCAAGATGTGGGATATGTCGTTTTTCGACGAGGAACCCGACTACAAAATCCTGACATCTAATCGTAACTCGCTCGGTGCCTGATAACCCCAGGAGACAACGCTATGCCCGTTAAAGGTATCAAACGTGTTCAGTTAAACATGGGTAACGTGATTGGAAATATCGCCGGGGCAGTGACAGAAAAGGTGATCACCGAAGTCATGATCGTCGGCTCGGGTTATGCAGCGCAGATCACCCCCATTCATACCTCCACGCTGGTGAACAGCATGTATCGCGAACTGAAGCCAGAGCCGGGCGGAATGACCGGACGGGTCGGCTATACCGCGAACTATGCTGCGCGGGTGAATGCAGCCGGTGGCACGTTAAAAGGCAAGCCGCGCCCGGACGGCAGCGGTAATTACTGGGACCCGGACGCTGAGCCAGATTTCCTGCGTAAAGGGTTTGAGCGCGACGGCATTGCCGACATCAAAGCCACCATTAAACGAGGCTACAAATTATGACGCGAAACGAGGTTTTTGACGCGTTACGCGCCTGGCTGCAGAGCCACGGTTTTGATACCGGCTACCGTGTACAAAAGCGGTTCTGGGTTGAAGTGGAGGATTCACAGAACGACCGCTATCTCGTTATCCAGCAGCAAGGCGGTGGCGCGGCAGAAGAGGCCATCACCCGTGACTATTTCCGCTTCATCCTGCTGACCGGGCAGAACGACGCCGATGTTGATGCGGTGGAGAACACCGCCGACGCCATCCGCCAGGCCATGCTCGATGACTACCACACCGAATGCATCATCTCAATGCAGCCAGTCGGGGGCGTTCCCGCCTTCCGCACCGAAGAGGGCCGCTGCGCCTTCGAAATTAACTTCCAGACCATTATTTCCCGATAATACGGAGTAACACATATGACTTGTGAATCAGGTGCATTCACGGGGCGCGACGTCGTCGTTTATTTTGCGATTGGTTGCCCGGAGGTTCAGCCCACGCTGAGCCAGTACAAGCGCCTCGGTATGATGCGTGGCAAAACAACCGGCGTTGAATGGGAAACCGCAGACGCCACGGCTGACCAGAGCGCGGCGTATACCCAGGAGAATCTGGTCACGTATAAAAACGTATCCTTCTCCGGTGATGGCGTAAGCCGCAAGGAAGCTATCTACGGCCAGAAGGAAATGAAGCGCCATGTTTACAACCCGCCCGGAGAAACCAGCAACCAGCCTTACGTGTGGCTGAAAATCATCTCGCCGTTCGATATCACTGAAGGCCCGTTCCTGGTAACGAGCTGGCAGGATGAATCACCGCATGATGACGTGGCCACGTGGTCGATTGAAGCCTCCAGTGCCGGGCTGGTGGATGTCCGCGACGTCGGCGCGGTCATTAACATCACCTCCCAGCCGCAGAACCGCACCATCACCACCGGCAGCACGCTGACGCTTACCACAGCGGCGACCGTGACGGATGGTTCAGCGCTGACGTATCAGTGGAAGAAGAACGGCACCGATATCAGCGGCGCCACGGCGGCTACTTACACCAAAGCCAGCGCAGTGGCGGGGGATGCCGGCTCTTACACCTGCCAGGTTTCATCGCCCACCGCCGGTACCGTCACCACGAGCCCGGCAACGGTTGTGGTTAACGCGTCTTAACTGTCAGGGGCGAAAGCCCCTTTGAGGTTTTATGCAGGCAATTACCGATATCGGCCAGGCGGAGATCCGTGCCGGTGGCCGGAGAATATTCCTCAACCCTTCGTTTCTTGCGATGTCGCGGATTGGCGCGCCGGAAGAAATCGTTGAGGCGTTCGTAACGGTACATGGCGGACATTATCCAGAACACCGGATCAGCGATGTTGAAGTGATGCGCAGCATCCAGGCGCGCTGTTTTGCAGACATGGTTGTTACCGCAGCGAAGGTGGTGCAGGCGGCCTGTGATGATGATCTCCGCCAGGTGATCGGTGCGTGCTCAGTCACAGCAAAAGGTAAGTTATCGTATCGCCCTGGCCTGCTGCCGGTATCACACATTATCCAGCTGGCGCGCCACCTTATTCGCCATGGGGTTGTTGGCGACCAGCCACAGGAAGCCACCAGCAAGGGTGAGGGCGAATACTCGGGGAAATTCGATGCCCGGTCTTTCGTTTATCTGGCTGTGGCACACCTGGGCATGAGCGAGTCCGATGCCTGGAACATGACCATGACCAGCTTCAGGGCGGCCATGAACGCCAAATATCCGCAGAAGGAAGCCGCTAAAATCCCGACCGAGCAGCATTACGATGAGGCTATGGACTGGGCAGAGAAGATGTTCGCACTCGATGCGCAGCGGAACGGGCTGCACTAATCGATGATAAAAATCATTGAGAACAAAACTCACCTAACTCAGAATCGCAAGGAAATGTTCTGAATTAAAATTTAAGTTAAGGATAATTATGAATAAAGTTTTAATGGTGATTGTGGGGATCATTGTTCTTACGGGTTGTTCTTCTAAGTACAAGAGCGTTGAAGTCACGAAGAGCACAGAACTCTTGATAAAAAGTAAGCCGGTTGTGATTTCTGGTTCTGCTGACGGGAGTTATGAAGGGAAGCCTTACAGTGGTTCAGGCGAAGCAACGGCGCAAGCGGTCAGATCAGCTTTTTCCCGCTATACCGATAATGCTGTCATTGTTTCTCAGTGCAACGAGCTGGCGTGCCTGCAAAAGCACAACTCTCTGTCAGACGGGTATTATGTGGTCCCTCAAATTTTACACTGGGAAGACAGAGCAACTGAATGGTCAGGTATCCCGGATAAAATTGAGGTCAAGGTAACAGTGTTTAATGCTGGAACATCAAAAGTGATTGCCTCTACCATCCTGAATGGCAGTAGCAAATGGGCCACTTTCGGCGGGGATCATCCTCAGGATTTACTGCCTGAACCAGTAAATAATTACGTGGACAGCCTGTATTAAAACCTTTTCAGCCCCTGAGCCATTAACGGGAAGGGGTTTTCTCTGTGTGAGATCAAAAAATCAGACCTGCCCGTTGCGCTGATGCGCTCCCCTGTTAGCATTAGAGACTACCTTTTGATGATGGGGATAAGGACGTGAAGAAATTTTTGTTTGCAGGTGTGCTCTCTCTCTTTCTACTGGGATGCGCTCAAGAACGTCCTTTGACGTCATATGACGATATAGGGCTTTGTACGCTCAAAGGGCAGGCAATGGGCTACGGAAATACTGAAATCATGCCGAGAATTCAATCAGAGTTTGCTCGCCGCGGCGAGCTTAATATAAGTAAAGCAGACTGCGATACCTATATTCAAACAGGTCAGCAGGATGCACGAGTAAAAATGAAAACCAGTGACAGCATAATTCAGCAATCACAACAATCTATGACTACGAACGCTATACAAAATCTTTGAAGTGTTTAACAGAAAACCTCATTCAAGCCCGCTTAAAAGCGGGTTTTTTATTACCTGGAGAAAATGAAAATGTCCGAAAACGTTGGTGAGATTGTTTATATCATCCGCGCTGATACTGCACAGCTTCTTACTGCCGGTCGCAATGTCGTCGATATGACCAACGATCTCCAGAGTAATTTTGATGATACTGACGAATCAGCCGATAACCTGAATACGACGCTCTCAAAACTTGCGTCTACGATTAAACTCATTTTTGCCGCTGGTGCTCTACGGGAAATGGCAAAGATGGTTCAGAGCTATCAGGAGATGGCCGAGCGGGTTCAGATGGCAACATCGAGCCAGGAAGAATTCGAGCATGTTCAAAAGCGTTTGCTTAGTACTGCAAATGGCACCTATCGATCGCTTTCTGAAGCTCAGGAACTTTACATCAGAAGTGCCGATGGACTGCGTAGCATGGGGTATGCAACCGATCAGGCAATTGATGTTCAGGACTCGATGTCTTATGCGTTCGTGAAGAACGCCGCCAGCGCGGACCGGGCCGAGTCAGCTATCAGTGCTTTCACAAAGGCGATAAATACCGGTAAGGTATCAGCCGATCAATGGGAATCTATCACCGCAGCCATCCCAACCGTAATAAATGATATTGCGAGCGCCAGCGGAAAAACGGCTGCTGAAGTTCGCGCATTGGGTGCCGCCGGCAAGTTGACAGCTTCAGAACTTAGCGAAGGCTTACGTCAGTCTCTTGATGAGAATGCCGCGGCTGCGGCGGGAATGTCTAACAACCTCACCGATGCTGGCGTGAGGATGAAGACAGCTTTTACTGAAGTGCTTGTCGCAATCGAAGGTCAGACGGGCTCACTTCAAACCTTCACCAATGGATTGATTGCCACTGCCGATACTATTCTGGAGTTCGGAAGAGATTCCGAAGAAATGGCTGGCTTTATTGATACAGCAACTATTGCCGCAAAGGCTTTCGCGCTTGTTCTGGTTGGACGATATGCTGGTGCATTAAAAGCTGGCATTGCCGGTAAGGTTCAGAATATTGCCGCGAATCGCCAAATGGTAACTGCTGAAAATCAGGCGGCTCAGGCTGCGCTCTTTTCAGCCAATGCCACACAGCGCAGAACGTTAGCAGATAAAGAAGCCGCAATTTCAGCACTAAATTTAGCCCAAGCGGAATATAACGTAGCGCGAGGAAGCGCAGCGGAAATGCTGGCTCTCGATAATCTTATCGCTGCAAAAACCAGAGCGACTGCAGCATCTATCGCATTAACAGAAGCAGAGACGGCACAAGCTGCAGCTACGGCAAGAGCCTCTGCCGCTGCAAGTGCAGCATCGGTTGGAATGGGGCTGATGCGTGGAGCGCTTTCATTTTTTGGTGGACCTGCTGGTGTCGCGATGATTGCAGCTGGGGCATTACTTTACTGGTGGCAAAGTGCAAAACAGGCTAGGGAAGAGGCGGTAGCATTCGCTGATGGTCTCGATAAGCTTAACGGCGCAATGACGACCATGAGCAACACCCAGTTGCGTGGAGCAATAGCAGATGCGAATACGGCTATAAAAGGTCAGCAGGAGGCTGTGTCTGATTTAACCGATGAAATAAAAGAGCTTACTGATAAACGTGATGATTATATTGCTAAAGGGAAGCAATTTGGTACAACCGCCGAGCAAGGGAATGGGTTGCTTCAAAATGCCGCAAAGTTAACTGACCAGATCAATCAGAAGGAACGTGATCGCGCAGATATTCAGGAAAAGCTAACCCGCACAACTTTAGCGCGCAATGATATGGAGTCTACGCTTAATAACAACATGCTCACATCTATGGGCATTCATCAGCAGCTTATTGATAAAGGCTCCGTTCTTGAACAAGTCCAAGGGGCTGTCGCCCGGGCTTTTGGCAAGACCGCTGATGAAATAAATAGAGCCAATCAGGCCGGAAAGAACTTTAACCCTAAATCCTTGCAAATATCGCCACCGACTGACGACGGCGATAAAATAATTCTTAATCTGGAAGAGCAAAACGAGCTCCTGAAAATACAGGATGAGCGTCAGCGAGCTATTACGAAAGCACGGATGACTACATCTAAAGTCACGGGTAATCGTAACCAAATAGAAGCCGCTGAACGTTTGGCAGCAGAGAATTATGATCTTCAAAAAGCCGAAGATAAAAGGCGGCAGGCACAACAGAAGAGCGATCAGCAGGGTAAAAACGCCAGTTCTCAAATGGAGGCAAACGCGCAAAAAATTGCCGACTATAAGCAGCGGGCTGAATCTGCTTCTGGAGCCACTCAAGATTTATCACGCGAACAAGCCATGCTGAGAGCGGAGCAGTCACTCAATAAAAGCGCCACCACCACACAAATTGCCGAAATTAGAAGATATGCAGCAGCTGAATGGGATGCTGCAAACGCTGTTAAACAGCGACAGCAGGCTGAGCAGGGGAGGAAATTCGCTGAGCAAGAAATCGCAGCCGCAAAAGTGATGCCAGATGCCGCTACAGGCGCGACATTAGACCCGGTTGCGCAAATCAACCTGCAAGAGCAACAAAAGCTGGCAGCGCTCGCTAAATATAGGGCAATCGATGTTCAAAATGTGCAAATTTATGAAGACGCTAAAACTGCAATTCAAGAACAAGCATCTAATGCACGACGGAAGATTGCTATCGAGGAAGCCAATGCTCAGGCTGCTGCGATAGGCGCGATATTAGGCTCAGCTTCCCAGGGCTTCGAAAGCCTTTCTGCCATGAGCCAAAACGCATCCGGGAGGAGTAGCAGTTCTTACATCGCTATGTTTGCTGCGGCAAAAGCATTTGCCGTTGCACAGTCAACGTTAAGCCTAAACACCGCAATTATGCAGGCAATGGCAGATCCAACAGCACTTACCCCTGCACAAAAACTTGCGAACTATGCAGCAATTGCTTCGGCTGGAGCCTCACTTCTCTCCAATATCGCTAGCACGACCATGAGCGGCGGTCGCCGTTACGGTGGCACAGTGTCTGCTGGCAATGCCTATCGCATTAACGAGGATGGGCGGTCTGAGGTATTCCAGACAGCTGGTGGCCAGCAGATGTTTATCCCCAACAAATCGGGGAAAGTTGTCTCGGCTGATAATGCTGGTGGCGGGGGTAGTGTTGTTCAGCACATCACGTTTGAAATCAACACTACCGGTGGAATCGACCAGGCAACGATGAAGCAGATGGAAGGGATGATGAAGCGGGTCGCATTATTCCAAATAAGCGACCAGGCTTCACGTCCTGGCGGATTAATTCAGCCGCGAAACAAGCGGTAAGTCATTTCTTTTCGACAAGTTTTGCAAATTTCTTCGCAACCTCAACGAAATAGTCGTAGTCGGTGAATCCAGGGTCTGACGAATACTCATCACCAGCCATTAATTCAACGGTTTTGTATTCTTTCCAGGCTGTCTGAATTTTTTCCGCTTCAGTGCTGCGGGAGTGCCAGCAGAGAGTATCTACTTGTTTTTGGGTGACAGGAATCCTGACGTTCATCCGCTGCGATATTTTTTCTATATGCGACAGTACGCCGATATACACCGGCTCGGCGGCTTTATTGCGTTCATTTCGGTAAGCATCGCGCTTGCCAAGTTTTCTGCCAATAAAGAAAGTCACAATCCCTATTGCCGGAGATAACAAACCAAACAGAGGTGAAATATGGCTGATTTTATTGAGCATTATTCATGGCTCCTGTGGCTCCTCTTTCCTCTATTAACACTGATTGTAGGATACATGAGTGGTCGGGGCTGGTTAAGTTAACAAGGAGCAGATATGCCTGAAATCTTCATCTGGAAACCTCAACGCGGCTACAGCGCCGAACGCACCCCTAACGTTGCTGTCGTCAAACTCGGTGACGGTTACGAGCAACGCCAGAAGAAAGGCATTAACCCGCTGATGGCTAAATACTCGCTGACGTTTCGCGGCGTTAATGGATCTTGCCGCGTGAACCCGGCGAAGCAGGCCGAGGCGTTTCTGACAGCACGCATGGCGGTGGAGTCGTTCTACTGGACGCCATCGGATACGGGGGTGCAGGCGCTGTTCGTCTGCCGCTCCTGGAGCATGACAAAGACCGGGCCGCTCTATGAACTGACGGCCACGTTTGAACAGGTACCTCGATAAGGAAATAGTTATGAAATTTGCAGAATTGCCGGAATGTTTGATCGAAGAGGCGGCGAAAACTCTTTCCCGGGAGCTTGAAGGAATGGTGACATGGGATGAACGAAAACGAACGGATAAAGCCAGGGAAATTGCCGAATCCGTTCGTGAGAGTTTCATTAAACTGTGTGATGAAAATTAATTTCTCTCTTCATCTTCTTTTTTGAAATGTTGTACCGCCTGGTCATATATGGATAGCAAAGCAGTAATATTCCCGCCTGAATAAACGGGTACTCTCTGCGCCCTGACCAGTTCAATCAACAATGCATATGCCGATTCTTCAGGTGAGTCTTTAGGATTTACCAGTCCGGACATAAAACCTCCTTTTTAATATGGAAATTCCAGCCTAACTACAGTTAGCACTTTTTAACATCCTGATATTCGAACAGTAGCCACCTCCGGGTGGCTTTTTTATGGGAGATTTTCGTGCGCGACATTCCACCAGAGCTAATTATCGAAAGCGTCGACGCCGGAGTTGGCGCTTTTATCGATCTGTTTGAACTCGACCTCCGGCCTTACGGCGGGAACCTGGAACGCTTTCACTCCGGTACCAACGGCTTTTACAACAACGTTATCTGGCGCGGTAACGCCTATCCCGCTTACCCGATCGCCATCGAAGGCTTCGAAAGCCGGAACGAGGGTACTTATGCACGACCAGCCATGGCCGTCGCGAACGTCACGGGTATGATTTTTGGGATGAACCATGATTTCGACGACCTGCTGGGCGTGGTGATCACCCGTCGCCAGGTGCCAGTGAAATACCTGGACGCGGTTAACTTTCCCAACGGAAACCCGGATGCCGATCCCACCATGGAGGCAGTATCCCGTTACGTTGTCGAGGAGATGACCGAAGAGACGTCAGAGCAGGTGACTTATTCTCTCGCAACGCCGGTGGACTGCGACAACGCTATTATCCCGGCGCGGACTATCCTGGCGGATGTCTGCCAGTGGGTGTATCGCGGTACCGGCTGCAATTACGACGGACCGCCGGTCGCCGATGAACGGGACAACCCGACCAGCAACCCGGCGCTGGATAAGTGCTCTCACCGCCGCACAGGTTGCCGCTTCCGGTACCCACGCCCTTATCCCATGCCAATCAGCAGTTTCCCCGGTTCACAGAAGGTTTCCTGATGCAGGAATTACTCGAGTATGCGGCCTCGTCGCAGGATGAAGTGTGCGCACTGATAATCAACGATACCCGCCTGTACCCGTGCCGTAACGTACATCCCGATCCGGCTCACCATTTCCGCATCAGCGACGCTGACTGGCTGGCAGCAGAGGAGGCGGGGGAGGTCACGGCTGTCTTTCACTCGCACCCGCAGCCGGTACCTGTGCTGTCAGGTGCTGACCGCGCCATGCAGGTTATGACAGGCCTGCCCTGGTGGCTGGCGTGTAACGGCGAGCTGCGAAAGTTCCGCCCGGTAGCGCATCTGCTTGGCCGCCGGTTTGAGCATGGTGTGACAGACTGCTACACGCTGTTTCGCGATGCGTATCATCTGTGCGGCATCGACCTTCCGGACTTCAAAAGGACCGAAGGTTGGTGGCTGCGCGGGGAGAATCTCTACCTGAAGAACCTGTCGGCGAACGGGTTTCATCAGATTCCCCCCAGCGAGGCCCGGCCCGGTGATGTGATTATCCGTCAGCCGTTCCCGGGTGCCGACCCGTGCCATGCGATGATCCTGCTGGACGATAACATGGTGCTTCATCACGACCACGCCGGGCACCTCAGCAGGCGTGAACCCTTCCGCATGGCTTACATGAAACAAACCCATTCCATCTGGAGGCATCACCGGTGCTCATCTTTAGATTTGCGGGGCATTTCCGCCGACATTTCCGCCAGGTCACATTAAACGTTGATACCCCCGCGCAGGGGCTGCGCCTGCTGCTGGCCCAGTGCCCGGACTTCAAAAAAGACTTTCTCAAATCACGGGTGCGCATCCGCGTGGCGGGCGAAGACGTTGCCGCCGATTCGATGCGCTGGCATCTGAACAGGCGTCTGAATGCTGGTTCAAGCGTGCTGTTTGTTCCGGTGGTTGAAGGGGCAATTACCGCAGCCGCCGCCGCGTGGATCGCAGTGGCGGTAAGCGTCGCCTCCATTGCCTACAGCGTTTACATGTCCCGCAACATGAAAACCAAAACTTCAGCCGAGGCGGCGGAAAACAACACCATCACAAACAACTCTTTCACCAGTGCGGAGAACCGCGCCGGGCAGGGGCGGCCTGTGCCGATCCTGCTCGGGGAGATGGTGGTGGGCTCTAACGTCATTTCCCTTGGTATCGACACCACAAACAACCAGGACTGGACAGAATCAATAAGCTAAGGCGGAAATATGTCATCAGGCGGCGGCAAGGCATCGACTCCCAAACTTCTCGACGATAACCTCAAATCAAAACAGTTTTACCGCGTGCTGGATCTCATCAGTGAAGGTCCGATTTACGGACCGGTTGACCAGTCGTATCTTTCTTCTTTCATGCTGAATAAAACGCCCATCACCGATTCTGCCGGCAACGTCAGCGTGAACGGCGTGAGCGTTGCCTGGCGCCCCGGCTCGGAATTCCAGAGCCCGATTAACGGCTTTTCCGCCATCGAGGCGACCAGCATCGTTAACACCGAGGTGACTTTCAACACGCCACTGGTCCGCACAATCACCGATCAGGACGTCACGCGCGTGCGGCTGAATATCGGTGTGACGGGCCTGGTCGAGCAGGATACGAAAGGGAACCAGAAGAACACCTCTGTGACGATGGTGATCGAAACCCGCGTTGCCGGTGGCGCGTTCACACTGCAGAAAACCGTTACGATCGGGCCAAATAAAATATCTGGCGAATATCTGGAGGCGCACGTCATCGAGGCACCGGCAACGAAACCCTTCGATATCCGCGTTCGCCGCATCACGCCTGACAGCAACAGCGACCTGCTGTCCAACGGTACTATCTGGAACAGCTACAGCCAGATTACTGACGACAACCTGAACTACCCGTTTTCGGCTATTGCCGGTGCAGTGATTGATCGTGACCAGTACAGGGACACCCCAAGCCGCACCTATCACCTGCGTGGCCTGATTGTGGACATTCCTGACAACTACGACCCGATTACCAGAACCTATTCGGGGTTGTGGACTGGCGGATTCAAAAAAGCGTGGACGAACAACCCGGCATGGCTCTTTCGCGAACTGGTGAAAAATACGCGCTTTGGCCTGGCCCGGCGCGCGGGCTATATCGATGTCGACGACGGTGCGCTTTATATCCTTTCACAGTATTGCGATCAGCCGGTGAATGACGGCTACGGTGGGAAAGAACCGCGTATGACGCTGAACGCCTACATCACCGAGCAGGCCAGCGCCCGCGATATCCTGGATAAAATCGCCGGGATGTTCCGGGGCATAGCCCTCTGGGATGGCCTGCGTCTCACTGTCATGCTGGATACACCTCAGGACCCGGTGGCCACCATTACCAATGCGAATGTTGTCGACGGGAAATTCAGCCGCAGCTCAGTTAAACGGGCCGAAAAATACAACGCGGTGGTGGTGTCCTGGACCGATCCAGATAACGGCTGGGAGCAGGTAAAGGAGTATGTTTCCGATGATGCGATGATCGCGCGCGGGAACTATAACGAGACAACGCTGGAGGCGTTCGGCTGCACTTCACGCGGGCAGGCCTGGCGAGCCGGGAAATGGCTGCTGGAAACTGCAAAACGTGAGAGCAGCCGGCTAACTTTCCAGATGGCCCGGGATGCAATCGCCTTCACGCCCGGCGATGTCGTGGAAATCATGGATAACGACTATGCCGGTACGCGGTTGGGCGGGCGTGTTGTGTCACACTCCGGCGCGAACATTACCGTTGATGCGGACGTCTCCGGTCTGGTTTCGCCAGGCGACAACATGTCACTTATGGGCAGCAACGGAAAGTTTGTGAAATACCCCATCCTGAGCGTGTCCGGGCGCGTCATTACCCTGCGCAGCGTTCCTGCCTGGGTGCGTGACGGCACTGTGTTTGCCATCGCCATCAGTAAAATATCGATCCGCCTTTTCCGCATTCTGAGCATTGCCGAAACGGAAAATAACTCGGTTTACAGCATCACTGCGGGGCAGCACGACCCGAACAAACAGGCCATCGTGGACGAGGGCGCGGTTTTTGAAATGCCGACCGACACCCTGAACGGCTACCGGGTGCCGAACATTGAGAACCTTCGCATCCTTAACACCAACAGCGAAACCGTGCAGGTAACGGCGACCTGGGAAACCGCCACCACAACTAAAAAGCTGGTGTTCGAACTGTATGTCTATAACGAAAGCGGGGCGGTTGTAGCACAGTATGAAACCGACCAGTTTCGCTATGACTTATACGGACTCAATGCCGGGAATTATATGCTCGGGGTGCGTGGCCGCAACGAGAACGGAATGAAGGGTGCCGAAACACAGGTAAACCTGATTATCGGCGCGCCACTGGCACCTTCATCCGCTATCTGGACACCCGGTATTTTCTCAGCAGATGTCGTCCCGGTTATGCGCGTAACCGCCACCTCCGATACCACGTTTGAATTCTGGTACGGCGGGGAGCACCGCGTGGTTAATCCGGCCCTTATCGAAGACCAGACGCAATTCCTTGGGCGCGCCAGCCAGTGGAATTTACATGGCCTGAAAGCGGACACAACGTATTACATGTACGTGCGTACCCGTAACGCGTTTGGTGTCTCCGGTTTCGTTGAGGCCTCAGGCCAGGCGTCGTCAGATATTCCGGGCATGATCGATTACATCGATGAAGCCGTGCGCGATTCAGAGGCATTTAAGAACGTGCAGGCCGGGATAGATTTCAGTCTTGAAGCGACGATGCAGAACACTCTGGCGCAGGTCGAGGGTGCGCAGATCCAGTATGAGCAAGTCGGTGCTGCCCGTGCTGAAATATCGCAGGTGAAACTCACCATTGCTGATGCGGACAGGGCTTTTGCTCAGTTCCAGGAGCTTGTTGCCGTGCAGTTTGGCGAAAACGCCGCTGAGATCCTGGAGGTCAAGACAGCTCAGGCGACTGCAGACAAGGCATTTGCCGAGTACCGGCTTGAAGTGGCCGCATCGTTCCAGGATGTGGACAGTTCTATTGTGACCATTCAGGAAGCACAGTCTTCAGCTGAACAGGCCTTTGCGCAGTACCAGACGCAGGTATCTACCCAGTTCGGAAACCAGCAGGCAGCCATTAACCAGAAGCTGACATCGGTTATTACCGATAACGGTACTGCGAAGGTTTCTTACACGCTGAATCTTGGCGTACGGCGCGGTGAGCAGCTCTATAACACCGGCTTTGGAATGTCGCTCGAGCCAAACGGCAGCGGAGGGTATAAATCGACGGCTGTCTTTGCTGCTGACCAGTTCGGTATTTATTCCGGCAGCGATCCGGGGAGTTATGAAGCTGCGTTCTTTGTGTTCAATGGACAGGTGTTTTTACGGTCTGCGTTTATTCAAAACGGCAGTATAGATAACGCCAAAATAGGTAACTTCATCCAGTCGAATAATTTTGTACCCGGCGTCAGCGGCTGGCGATGGGACAAAAATGGCACATTTGAAAACTATGGCACAAACGGACTGGGTGCCAAAAAGGAAACTAACATAACCACCAGTGTCAGGGATGCTAACGGTGTTCTTCGTGTGCAGATCGGTTATCTGACGGGGGTGTTCTGATGGCCTGGGGCATTCAGACGTGGGACGCTAACGGTATTCCCAACAACTACGGGATTAAGCCAGTTTCAGTCGTCGGCATGGTGTCGCTGGCAGAAGGGCAGGCCAGCGGCTCCTGGTCATTCCCGGTCCCCGCCGGGTTTAAGCTCGGATATGTTGTTTCGCTCGATAACGGAGGAACAAAGGTGGGACGACATATTGTGGCGTCGGGAAATACCATCTCACTGTCGCCGGCCAGCGAGATCGGGCCCGGCAATTATCCGGCCTCAGCATGCGAGCTGGTTATATTTATGGAGAGGGTTTAAGTGGCTGATTATGGTGCAATGATCCTGCTGGATAACGGAAACCCTTTCGTTACACCGCAGTCAACGCCGTTTTGTTTATACCGGAAAGTGGTAGTAAATTCAGGAAGTAATGGCGTGGCGGTTGCAGAAATACCGATCGACCCCTCATATCCGGCAATCGCATTTTGCCGGGTTTCAAATACCGACGCGCCAACGTTTACACATGCCGGACGGGTTGGCGGCGTGATTCGGGTGTCGTCCGGTACACCGGTGGGCGCCGCTAACACGCCGCACACACTTACCGCGTATATTTTTGCAATCTTTCCTCAGTCATTGCCTGCATGGGGCTTTGCCATCTGGGACGCCGCCGGGAAACTGGTGCTGACCAATGAAAGCCGGGTATTGTCTGATTTAGCGACGGTCGGCACGCCGGGCGCAGGCGGGGGGATCAACATCGACCAGACGCTGGCCGGCTCCTGGGCGGTCGCTCCTGCGACGCTGGGAATGTCATTGTGGCAGGTAATGGTCCAGGGGCAGCCCGTGATTATCAGCGTTATGGCATACACAGGCTGCCGGTTCGATGGCGCGAACACCCGCATCAATGCCGTCGGTAATCAGATCGGCCAGGGCAGTCCAGCGGGTGGGAGCAACACAGGGATTGTGCTGACTGCGATTAACACAGCCGCATACGATTAAACTTATAAATAGTTGCGGCTAACGAGTTGGGACAGTTATTTGTTATGCACATCAACCACTATCTTACCTGCATTATCCAGACGCTTTTTTAAATATGTGCCAAATGGATCCTGTGCAGTTTTAACATCATTCACATATTCAGAGTTTAATTGATTGTACTTTTCCTGAAGTGCAAGGGCGGCTTCGTCATCGAACATTTCTCCCCGACGAACCTTACCTGACAGATTGACTGCAGTAGCAACATAAGTTCGCGCCTGTGGACTGCTGTATACAAAATCGTCCGCTTTTACTTTCTTGGTAACGCAAGAAGCCATGTCAGGGAATTTATCGAACATCTTTTCACATTCCCTTTGCATATCGGCGATCGAAGCCGAGAAAGATGCAAAAGGCAATAAAAGTAAACCCAAGATTATTTTTTTCATTACCCACTCCTTTGTTGCGCCTGAAGTTACCATGAAGTAAGGGCAACCTGGAGCAAAAGATAATAGCTCCGACAATGGTCGGGGCTTTTTTATGCCCAAATTTCGGAGGATTTATGTCCGCAGGAACCCTCAAACTCACCAACAACACAACGGCGGTTGTCGGTACCAGCACTGTATTCACCACAGATTTAAAACCGGGCGATTTCATCACCGCGACAATCGGCGGAGTGTTGTACACACTGCCGGTTGATACGGTAACCAGTAATACGGCCGCCACACTGGTCAGCGCGTTCACCGGGCCAACTACCACCGGCGCGGCGTGGGCGGCGGTGCCGCGCAAGACCATGAACCAGGTCACCGCCGAACTGGTCGCACAGTCGACCGAGGCACTGCGTGGACTGCTGACCGAAAAGGGTGTGTGGACAAACTTCTATACAGCACCGGGGGATATTACTGTTCAGCTTACCCCCGGCATGCCCGCTGTAACCGGGCCTGGCTGGCAGAAAATGGCCTCACTGGTTGGTTCTTCGCAACAGTGGCGTGGCGCGTTGCCAGCAACGCCAAACCTGAACAGTTACGGGCCAGTTCAGAATTTTGTCGGCTCATGGGGAATGGGTACGTCAGCCGGTGCCCAGCTGGTAAATAATTTTCCTGAAGCTAACGCTGTCGGCCTGCTCGAGGTTTTCGCCGGTGGGCAGTTCGGCGGTACCCAGCGTTATACGGTCCGCAGCGGTAATGTCTATGTGCGCTCCCTGACGGCTTCTTGGAACGGAACGGACGGTCCCTGGGGTGACTGGAATCTTGTCGGCGTGAACTCGCGCCCCGGATATTATGAGGGCGATTTAAATGCCCTGTTATTAACCGGTACCTGGTCAGTTACAGCAGCTGCAACAAACGGACCTGTATCGCCTGGCCAGACAGGTGTGGCCACCGGCATTTGCGAGGTTATTTTACGAACCAGCACAAACTCACTGCTTCAGCGATACACCAATATCACCACTGGTGCAGCGAACATCAACCGGACATGGCAACGTACGCTATCCGGGACCACCTGGTCACCGTGGGAACTGCTAGGCACAAAAGCACTGAATGATTTGGGGCTGGGACTTACCAGTATGTCCGCTCTGGCATCAATGGACTGGAACCAGTTTGATTTTGTCAGTGGACAGGAATTCTCCGTAGCTGCCAGCAATATGACCAACACCCCGTCAGGAATTGATACCACAGGGTGGGGCACGACGCAGGTATGCTTCAATGTAATAGGTGTTGACGGGTCTATTGCCACGGTCGAGTGCTGGTTATCCCATGTCACTAACTCCCTTTTCAGGAGATATCAGATTCGAATTTCTGGCAGCAAGGGTTCCAGAATTTTCGCTGTCCGGCAGGTTTTTACTAGTGCAAACGTGGGTTCGACGTCCGGCACTGTAGCTGCGGGTAATGACGCACGCCTGAACAGCCTGGAAGGAAAACTCGGCGGCACGATGCTGGGGCAGATTGTGAACACCCCATCCACTGCCCAGGGCGAAACCAAAACCGCGCCGTATAACACTTTCATTCAGTATTCAGCAGCGTTACCGCTTTTTACGCATGTCGCTTCATCAACCATTCAGAAAACTG